CAGTTCGCAGAGTACACCAGGAATGCCGTGTCTTGCGGTCTCTCTGGTGATGTGCAGGTCAGCTCGTTTCACCCCGCGATCCCGCAGACCGGTATCTGCTACGAGGCGACGCTGAATAATCTGCGCCAGCTTCTCCGCCTGGTCGTTTGTGTACGTCTCAATCCCGTTCGCTGTGCTCCATCCGTTACCGGCAGCGTTGGCGTGGATGGACACGAGCAGGACGTCGTATCCCTGCCGTTTCAAGTCTCGCGCCTGGTTCGTGCGCTGAATCAAGGGCATGTCCTTGTCATCGTTCACCGTCAGGCGGACGTCGAAGCCGGACATATGGAGTTTTTTCACCAGCCGGCGAGCGACATTTCGATTGAATTCATACTCTCGCAGCGTGCCGTCCGGGGAGCGTTTACCGGCTGTTTCGGCGCCATGACCGGGGTCGATCAGAATCACTCTCTTCATCTCACTTACCCTCCTTTTGTCTCATGGCCCGTTCAGTCTTGGCTCTGATTTCGGACTCCACCAGTTTGGCGACTGCCTTTGGCACCGGCCATCCGGCTCGTGTTGCATTGGCCGTCAGGCTGTTCCAGGTGTGATAAATGAGGCCAAATGTGACGCCGTAAAAGAGAAAGCCCGGCGTGCCCATCACGCGGTCAAGCAAGTTGCCCAACGCCGGCAGGGCCAGCAGAAACAAGGTACGCGGAATGCGATTCAGGCCATATTCCGACGAGCACGTTTTGTCTTTTTTCTTGGCTGCCTGGATGCCGGTTATCCAATCCAGTACAATGCAAAGCAAAAGCACCACGATAATGTCAGTCCGGCCCGTGCCATAAAAGTAATGGAACACAGGTGCTGTCACCGCCCCCAACGTCGCTGCGAGGGCGTTTGCTTGGGTTGCAATGTTCTCCAGTTCAAGTCTTTGTACAAAGCGCAATGTTCTTCATCCTCCTCGCCCCCCAGGACAAAATCAAAGCCCTGCTCGGCCAGGGACGGGTTTTCAGTCTAGATGAAAAAAAGGGGAGCCACTGCTCCCCATGAAAAACGCCTGTCCGCATTGGGAAAGGCGCTCAGAAATCCTGGCCGGTGATTTGCTTGAACTCCTCCGGCGTGATCTCCCCGTATGGACTGGATTCAGTCCGAACAGCCAAGCGCAACTGATCAATCGTGACCCACTTGTATTTGTACGCCAGGTTCCAGAATGCCATCATACACCACCTCCTTTCATTTGGATCAGTTCCACTTTGACCAATGCCAACTGCTGCCCAAGGGTTTGAATCATCGCGTCTTTTTCAATATTTTCCAGCTTCAGCATGGCGAGTTCCTGCCCCATGGTTAATACCGGGTCTTCCTGCTCCTTTTGACGAATGACTGAAATTTTCTCCACGTTTTGTGTTTTGAAACTCAATCAAACGCACCCCCAAATCCGTCCAATCTCACCCGCTCTGTCGCTGTGCCTTTGGCGATGCACACCCAGATATTGATGCGCCAGTTCGCGGCGGTTTTTTGCTGGTTGGTAAAGAGATAACCCCGGCCGGCAAGAACTGCTGCGGTCATATCCTCCCAAGTCGGCGATTGGTCCATTGCATTGTTGCACACTCGGACAAACTCGATCGAAGAACCCGGCGGCAGGTACCGCTCCAGCGTGACAAGCACGCGCGTAGGCATCCCGTCTAAGGTGAAATGTGCCTCTACGTCCGGGTTGTCAAAGTCCAGCATAAATTCGATGTGTGTCTCTGTCCTGACAAACGTAAACGTCCTGGTCGAAGTCATTCCGTTGTTATCCTTAGCCTCCACAGTCAGTGCATGTGGTGTGTCCAGCTCCAGTCTGATCCACATGTCATGCGGGATCGTTACGGTCTCCTCCCGACCAGGTACGCCTTCAAATGACCGGATTACCTTTCCATCGATCTTTTCTGTGATGGTGAAAGGGTTGCCCTCCGGATCAGTGACGCTATAGGTTTTGCTCGGGGGCTCCATGATCTTACCCAAGTCTTCGTTGGCCCCACTGATCACCGGCGGCCGATTCCAGATGACGCGGAATTTGCGCGTGACTTCCGCGCTCTTTCCACCTTGGTCGTCTTCTGCCCATACCTTGAGGATGTGATCGACGTCTTCGGCCAGATCAGCTCCAGCTACGTCCATCGCGCCGTCCCACAGCCGCTTGTTGTGGTAGGTCAGCGTGCGGGCAAAAGAAATAGGCGTTACCCCGTCGGATACGCCTGATCCTATGTTTCGTATTGGTCCATTGTTAATTTGACATTTGATTACGACATTGTTGTTTGCGTCGGCGTCGGTAGCATTGCCCTTAATTTGCAGAGAGTTGCCTTCTGATAATGTTTGATTGTCGTCCGTAGATAAGGTTAAGGTAGGTGATGAGTTATCGACGTAATCCACTGTTACTGTGTATTGATAGTAATATTCATATGTCCGTGTGTCGGATGCTGGTTTCGTCACGATTCCTGAATAGTTTTGAGAGTATTGATAAACACGAGTGTCCGGCTTCGTTACTGTACCCGAGTATGTGCCTTCTGCTGTTGCATAGAACGTGGTGGAGTCGCCAGATTTTTTCGTCCTCTGACTAATAATTTTTGCGCTTGTTTTTTTCAGTGTACCTGTGTATCCACCATTATTATATGAAATGTTGGAAGGCAGTCCAGCCAATGCTGCTGCGTAAACTTGATCCCAGTTTCCGGCTTCAAACACCGATGCCTCGTATGTCCTCGTCTCCGTAACTGTTTTTGAGTCTCCTGCTGAACCGCTTATAACAGTTTGAGTTACCCCTTGACCATAAAGAGTTCCAGAGTATCCCCCACTGTTATAGGGGATGCTGCTAGGTAAATTGTTGCTGGAGCTTGTACGAGATTCGGTAACAGTCTTGGAGTCTGCCGGAGTATACGACCCACCAGTTTGAACAGTACGAGAGACTGAACCATTTTTCAATTGAAATGTGATGGTTTGGTCGCTTACCGAATACGTGACGGTTCCGGTGTTTACCGTTACACTCTTGATCGATTTTAGCTTTGGAATAGTTAACGATTGCGTTTGCGTTCTGGCGGTACTTTCAGCAAACGTTTTGGTTATTACGGGCATCTTTCTCCCCCTTCTCGCTCAAAATGACCGTTTTCAGAAGGTAGATTATACCTCCAAGCGTGATTGAGCCTCGTTGAAATAGCCCCTGATCACCCGGATAGAGTCGATTGTGGATAGATCGTCGTCAAACTTGTTGTAGAGGAAGTTCTCCGGCAAAATCGACTCCATCGTATTGATACGGATTTTCAGGTTTGATACGTCCGCAGACAGCGCAGCCAACTGCACGTGAGCGTCCGCGATCCCCTTTTCCCATCGATTAATGTCGGCTTCCGTGACGTCGTCGTCAGGTTTCCAGTCCAGTTTTGGATCATATGGCATTATGCGCTCCCGCCTTTCACTTCAAATTCAAATCGGAAGGCCAGTCGCTGCTGATCTGCAACAGTAATGCTGGGCATCCGCTCAGTGATCAAGTTCCCTTTCTCGTCGTACAGCCTAATGGATGTCACTTCCGTGATCCCCTGCTGGCTCAATGTTTCTACGATGATTGTCCTGCCGTTCCGGGTAACGTTTTGAATCGGAACGGTTTGATTATTCACGACGAGGGATCCGATTCGGTTTTTCAGGTCTTCGGCGGCGCGGGCCAAATATGCGTTATCAATCATACGATCACCTCAGTCTGATACTTAATCGGCTTCATGCCGACCCGGAACTCAGACACCTTATGGTACCGACGTTGGCTGACAGTCACCTTATCTGTTATCACCAGAGCGCAGCTATTCCCCAGATCATACTCCACATCGATATGCGCCGGTTTGACGTCCTCCAGCGCAGCCGCGACAGCAATAAGGTTTAGATTGGTGAGCCCGTCAAAATGGATCCTGATCCTGCCCGTAAAGGTTACCCGCCGCACTTGATCGGTGAAAGCCCTCACAATGGCGAGCGCCATTTCGGCAGTGAACTTACCTGTTGCGCGCATCTTCGCGATAACGGCCGCCCTGCGTTCCTCCAATGACTTGGATGGATCTGGTTTGATCTCATATTCCTTTTCATATAAAGGCAAAGCCCAGGTTGCGGTTGTCACTGACATCTGGGCCTCCAAGTCTGATATGGCTTCTTCTCTGCTGGCAAACGCCGGTTCGACGGAATCAAAGAAGGACTTAAACACCTCGGACCGGCGCATAAAGGGTGCCAATCTATTGATCATCTTATCAGCCATCTACCGTCACCGTCCCAAGCACTGCTACTTCTTCTCTGCCAATCGGTATGTTTGCCGTGCCTCCATTGACGAGCAGATTACTGTAATCGGCAACACCTTCGCTGTCCAGGATCTCTCCTCCAATCCTTGCATAGCTTACAAACGACATCTCATCTGGCTCAATAAAGGCAATATCTTTCAGGTATTGCGTCAGCTTCACTTGAATGTTATTTGCAGCTTGCTGGAGGGTGTATCCAGGGGAGAGCATGATCGTAACAGAAACGTCGATGCTAACCCCGGTCGCGCTTACCACGGTGCAAAACGCACCAAGAGGGGCTGCACCGCTTCCGTCTCCGGTAATGCCCGGATCAATGTGCTCTTGCACAGCGTCCACGATGGATTGACTGGCCGGCTTCCTGTCACTGTCGATGATGACCACCTTCACTGTGTTGTCGCCGTTCCAGAGGGGAATGACCCGCGCATCTCCAACACCGGGGACCTCTTTCGCCCAGTTTTTATAGTGATATTTATTGCCGCTCGTTGCTGGCGTGCGGATCTTTTCGTAGTATCTTTGCAAGAGATCCTCATCAGATTCCGCATCAAAGCCATCTGCTGTAGGTTCGTGATTGGTCACCGCTGTAAATCCTGCCAGTGTGACAGGAAACATGGTGATCGTGTTTGCCGGGACGTTTCCGCTGGCACCAGGTTCGACAGCCCGAATATTTACGGTGCCGCTGACAGCGATATTTTTCTGCTCCGTCGCCTGGAATTGGACGCCGCCTGGCGTTTCAAACAGATCTCCCACAAAGATTGTCCCGGTACCGGTAACGGTCACACTGCCGATCGCGTGTGTGGCCTGTTTTCGTTCAATCCCTGTCCGTTCATAGACACGTCGTTCAAGCTCCTGGCCTGACAGATTGGAGATGTCCAGCTTTTCCTTGACCGTCGCAATTTCTGTATCTGTCTTTTCAAAGCGATCTGCCACCGGAGCGAGAAAATCATACGCAAAGTTGCCCGGGCGCTTGTCATATCTGGAAGAAAGTGAACTCATCATTTCTGTGAGAATCTCTTTTTTATCAGCCATCTACACCGTCACCCTCCCTTCCGTTGAACCATAGATACTCTTTACTTGAAACTCGATGGTGAGTTTTTCGCCGCTTTGGGTGAACACAAAGTTGTCCACCTGGGTGATCGCATCGTTTTGCAGCAGAGCATCGCGAATCATCCGCTCATACTCTGATCGGGTAAAGTCCGGGTGGAAGTTCTTGCCGATCAGTGTGTGATATTCACTTCCATACCCGGTTCCTTCGTAGATGAGGGAGTCTTTCATCGTGCGAAGCGCTTTTTCTACCCAAATCTTTACATACTCGATTCCGGTTACCTCAATCAGTTTCCCGTCTTTCAAGACAAAATCGCCCTTGTTGAAGTCCCACAAAAAAGTCTTGTGGACCTTCTCGGGCGATGTTTGCTGAATCAGCTCTGTGTCAGGAAACTCCAGCTGGGCAATCTGAGGCAGTGTCATGTTTCGCCCCCCTCCCAAACCTTATCGAGCACAAACCAGTTTTTCCAGTCCTGGTCAGGAATCATGATCACCCGGTTCCCTGCTTGCAAGGGAGTAGTCAGTTTGGCCACGATCTTGTTGTTCTCCCCGGTGGCTGCCGGAATGGACAATCTTTTGATGCGCTCTGTCAGATCCCCGCCTACTTCACGATGAAATGTGATAGTGGCCGAATTGCTCGCATCGTTACCCACCATGTTGGTCTCTGTTATCTCAACAGGAGTACCCATCATCAGCCGTTCGGCGACGATCAGTTTGTGCTGTTCCAGGATGATGTTTTCCCCGTATTGGATACGCAGAGGGGAAACGCTCAAGACCTTTCCCACCACGGGGGCCGTACTCAAGGGATTTCGATTATCCTTGTACATTTGGGCAAGTTTTTGCGCCAGACGGTCGATACTGTCCACGGATCACCCCTCCTACTTAACGTCCTCAGGCAGAGCCAGTTCCAGCTGCATGGTGTGGATCTGGTTTTTTACCTCGTGTTTTACCGCTGTGATCATAAACCGCTGTTTCATGCCAGTGATCGGCTCGTCCACGTCCAGCAGCCGGCCGGCCTTGAAAGCCACATCGCCTACCAGCTTTAAGCTGTTGGTTTCGTGGATCCGCGCAAGCCGGCTCAAGAGGATGCGAGCCACCTCTCTGGCCTTTGCGGCATCTTCGGCATCGATCTTGAATACTTCCTCCAAAAGCCCGTATTTTCGGATCAGTCCCTCATCCTGCGCGTTTGCGACGATTTCGTACTTGGGTTTCGTCTTCTCCTGGTCGTCTCGCTCAATCAGGATTTTCACCCGATTTCGCATGCTCTCGATGGTCCGGGTGCGATCCGCCCCCAACGGATTGGCCAGCACATCAACCGGCGCGATATTATCCGCCAGCTTAAACGTACCTTTAATGACCAGGTCTTTCATCTCTTCAAAATAGATTTTGCCCTGCCGCATCTCTACGTTGTACCGCTTGCCAGATGCCTTTTCGTGCCGTTTGTAGATGTCCTCGATAATCTCCGCCGGGCTTTTTTCCAGATAGATTTCGTCGATGACTGTGCCCATGTAAGGGACGCTGCCGATCAGCATGCCGAAATCGTTTAGAATCTTCGTGATTGCTTGGGACGCCGGGATTCGGTTAAACTGGTACACGCTCTTGGACTTGCCCAAATACCAGGCATAGTCGTACACCGTGTATTTGATCGCTTCTCTTCCAGATCGGCCTTCCGTAACGATTACGCCGCGATGTACCTCCTGTCCATCCTTGGTCAAGATCACGACGTCTCCCAAATCACAAGGATTGACAGGAAAAAGTTTTGCGTCTGTCCAGTTGATGTCAAACTCCATGGACGCCATCAGGGAAAGGTTGGAATCCCATGAAATGCTGCCGACCAATGGCGTAATGTCAAGGGTTTTGGAAGCATCATTTTTGATCAGGAGTAACTGAAACACATTGTCACCCCCTCGCTGTGCTAATAAATGGGAACTCCGTCATCTGCAGCGTGTAGGAAATGTCCCCGTCCTGTTTAACACCCCACTCGAAATTATCAATGGTGACAGCCATGTTCAGCGATTGAGCGCCGCCTGAATCGACGATGACCAGACGGACCGGGATTCGCATGCCGCGCCAACGTTCGATTGTTTCTACATAGGCCATCCCCCACATACTCCGATTTTGCAGAAAGGGGTAATCCCGAACCGGAAAAAAGCTCTTGATCTCGACGGAGCGAAGTCCTTTTAATCCAATCAGGTTCAGCGTCTGCTGCAATCCGTCCACCCGCTCGTTGTTCCATGGAGACGGCACGTTGTATTCTGCTGGAGGCACGGGGAGCTGCAGGACTTCAGCATTGTTGTTGATGGACAAAAACACGTTGATCACCCTGACCTACCCCCTTACGTCGTTGCCCAGATATGGCGCTCAATCCGCGCCAACAGGCTGTCTGCGAGATCCAACGGAGTCTGATTATCTCTCAATTGCGCCTTGGTGTTTTTGTCGGTTGCACTCGTGTTGAGCGCAGTCGCATCCGTGTTGAAGGTGAGTGCCTTGGTGTTGTTGTTCAGCGCGTCGAGCAGCTTTTGATCCTGTTGGACGCGCAGTTTACGGGCTTCGTTTTGTTCCTTTCGAGCTTGTGCGATGTCGTTTGACGCTTTGCCCGTGGAAAACTTTGCACCGCTGAAGTCTAAATGGGGAATCGGGCTATAACTGCTGTCCCAAGTCGGCACATCAATATTTGCCACCTTCGCCCCTGCAAAGTTTACTTCGATACGTTCTTTACCGAAAGCTTCCAGAGCCGCATTAAGAGGCTCGAGCATCTTTTGTACGCCCATCTCTGCGGCGGCAATGATTCCGTTCCACATGGAAATCGCGCCGAACTTGATGGCGTCCCAGGCGTATTTGAACACACGGAGCATGAAGTTCGCGTAATCGATGTACTTATTCACGCCCCATTCCACTGCGCCAACGACGACATTCCACAGTTCCATCCCTTTTTGCTTAATGGTTTCCCAGTTTTGAACGACATAGATACCGGCGGTGACCAGCAACCCCAATAATGTAACGACAAACCCGATTGGGTTGGCTTTGAATGCCGCATTCAACAATAACACGGCGCCCCTTAGGATACTGACCTGACCCGAGGCAACCAATGCCGCAACGCCCATCACCTGAGTTTTTATGGCGGCGAAAGTTGACTGCTGGCCAAATAACTTGATCGCAAGCGTCGAACCGTACACAGCGAGCTTGTGCATGAGAAAAGCCGCGGCGGCTCCGTACACAATTGGTCCAATGACGGACCAGTTTTCCATGATAAAGGAGGAAACCTCCCAAATCGTTTCCGCCACCGCTTTGGCGCCAAAATAGACCGCCATAAGGGCCGCGGAAAAGCGTGCACCCCATTCTGCTGCGCGATCACTGGACAGAAATTCCCGAATCCCTTTCATATCTTCCTTGACCGCCATGAACAGCGGTTTGGTGATTTCGGCGAGTTGCCGCGAGCCTGTTGCCTTGATATTGGCGACCGTGTTCTCAAACGTCTCCGACATTTTTTGCATGGAGCCGCCAAAGCGGTTTTCCAGACCTGTAAACAGTATCGGTAGAACCTGGCTGGATAAGAGTTTGCCCTGCTCGGCCAACTTCATCAGCTCTGCCGGAGTTTTTCCCATCTCTTTTGAAAGTATCTGCCAAGCAGGAATACCGCTCTCCGCAAGCTGGTTTACCTCTGCAGCGCTCAGCTTCCCTTTCATTTGGATTTGACCTAACACTTGGGTTATGCCCTCCAATTGCTTGGTACTGCCGCCGGTTGCTACCACTGCATCACCCAGACGCTGCAAGACGGGCATGACTTGCTGCCCAGTGAAACCCATATTCAACAACGTCTTGGCAGACTGCTGCAATCCGGAAAATTCAAAGGGTGACGACTCTGCCAGTTTCTGTAAATCAGAAACCATCTGTTTCGCAGCCTCCGTCGAGTTGAGCATGAGACCAAGAGACTGTTCGGCCGTCTCAAAGCTGGCATTTGCTTGAATACCAATTCCGACAATGGCGGTTGAAGCGGTCTTTACCGCGCCCGCTGCAGCTGCCGCACCCGTTTTGATCACATCCCATGTTTTTTTGCTGATCTGCTGGAGTTCCTTCAAACGGCGTTGATAATCCTGTGCCAAAGCATTTAATAGCGTATTAGTGAAGTTGGTTATCATCGCATCTCACCCCCTCACAAAAGAAAAGAGCACTCTCATTGAGTGCCTCAGACTGAAGACAAACGGTTCATTGGAAGCGTCCGTAAGAAAATGATTTCCAGACCGGAAGGCCTGCACATTCATCAAACAGAAGCGGAAGACAACGTACCTCGCATGGAGAGATGGGCCAAGCGAGCTCCTTTGACGACCCACTCAGCGGGAAAACGAAGACGCGGGGATCAACAGGGGACACAAGTCTCACTTCCTCGAAACACCCAGATGTTTGTCCCCTGCCCGCGTCTCGTTTTGGAGCGGACTACATCCGCTTCTGTGCTGGGCGTCAAGCGATCGAGCGGACCCGATCTCCCATGCGCCGCGGACGTTATCTACACGCTGGAGCACTCTCATTGAGTGCCTTTTGAAACATATTACAAGATCACCGTTTCTGTTTTGTTCTCACTTATCTTATTATTGACTGCTTCGCAAAACTTGTTTACGCGGATGATATTAAAATTGTTCAGAAACGTAACACCTGCTAATTTTCCGTTATTATTAACAAAGTTTAAGATCAAGTAGGTGTTTGACTTGCCCTTCACTTTCTTGGTTCCGATACCCGACATGCCACCTACGATTGTTCCCCATCCCGGAACAAGCAACGTACCGATCAAGGCTCTTCCAACGACGCTCTTGTCTTTTTCGTATATTTCTTGTTCCGTTTTAACCACTGCTGCCCTCATCCTGGCCAATGGAATTTCAAACTTTCGGCCATTGTGATCAATGACTACTTTATCCGAAAAAAGGAATAAATCACAGTCTGCTCTTCTTCCAAGGCCAATTCCTTCGATATGGAAGGCGCTTATCATAGCATCGGCCCCGGAGTCGTGCATCTTTCGGTCCATTTCCTTATTACCTGCACGATTTATCAAAATCACTACAATCAGAACAACAACGATACTAAAGGCTATTACATAAAACATGGAATCCTCTCCCTTTTACCCACAGGAATATTATACTAATATTTCCAAGCAAAAGGTAGAGGAAACCTAAATGCCCCATCGCTGCTTTTCCTCTTTCATGGATACGATCATGGACTGGACCATGAAACGCTTGGTCGCAAAGTCCAGTCCGAGCAGATACTCCGGTGAAAATCCTTTTTGTACATAGTGGTGGAGAAAGTAAAAGTCCTCGTCACCACTTTCAATCAGTTTTTTATGTCACGATCCACTTTTCGCACGCCTTCGCCAAAGCCCGCTAGCTTCAAAGCGTGGCCGCTGATCGCCGCAATCTCGCCAGGACGGAACAAGATACCCACGATGTCTGTCGGTTCGACGCAGCCGAATTCCTTTTGAAGTTGCGCGTCTTTCAGATCCGGTTGGACCACACAGTGATAGACGATATACGGGTCGGCCATCTGGCTGCGCGAGTCGTCCTGCGCCATCGTCAACGCCTCAATCGCTATTGAGCGATCCGGCTCCTGAATCGTGATCTCTCCGTCCAGTGACTCGATGTACAGGTTGGCCGTTCGGCGTTTTCCTCGCTTCAATTTTTCTTTCTCTGCGAGCAGATCTGCAATGGTCAACTGTTTCCCCACTGCCGGATACCTCCTATTTAACAGAAATGGTGTCAAGCATGTTATAATCACTGAACGCAAACGGTACCTCTTCGCTCCCCAGCGTTTTTTGCTCGTACTTCAGGAGGAAGAATTCACCGATTGTGACATCATAGAGCGCGACCCGCTCCGCTCCATGAGCATCCGGGTCTGCGAGCTTTCCAACGATCTCAAAACGAGGATACTCACCTTTTCGTACAGCGTCAGCCAGCTTTTGTTGTACTCGGGAGTATACCTTTTTGATCGTCATGGACCCCTCACCAGTCCAGCCTACAGCTTTTTTATAGGTGGCTGCCTCACCGGCAAAGTTGACATCTTCGTAATTGATCGTTACTTTTGCCTCAAAGCTGTCCACTTCGGCCCACAGTTCTCCGTCTACCCACACACGGCCATATGTTCCGTTGATGACTTTTCTTACATCGGGTTTTGCCATCTTCTATTCACCGCCTTATACATAAATCTTCATTTGCAGGTCTTCGATTGCGTCCAAAAACTTGAGACGTCCGGCCAGGAACACTTTTGCTTGGAACGTGTTCTCCTTCACCTTCTGATCGTCCCAATTGCTCGTGTCCGTACCAATCGCTTCCCAGGCCAGGCGCTGTGCCTCCACGTCCACGCCCACCGTGTTATCTGCAGTCGGATCCAACACGTCCCCTTCCAGGCTCCGCAGGTACGCATTGATGGCAGTGATGAGCAGAACCTGGTTGTCGTAGCTGTTGATGATCTTTCCTGCATACTCGTCATGGAACGTCCGAATGATGTCCTCTTTTACCAGATCATGTCCTTCGATGATCTTGATCTTTTTCCAATCTGCGCCCTTTTGCGTTGTTGTCGTAGTAAGGCTGTTCACGCCGCGGGCGATCTTGACTTTTTCGCCGTCATTGATCAGGATGAGTTTTCCTGCATCGATGTCGGCATCCGGATCAGAACTCTCTTGGATTGCTTCAACCTCTGGCAGCACATAGTAGGTTACGCTGCGGTTCAGCGGTAATCCAGCGAGAATACCCGCAATCCGGGCTGTATATTCAGATGCCGAGAAAGGATTGTCAATGCCTTTTACTTTGATGCCCTCAGTCGCAAAGTTGATGATCCCTTCATGGTCGGCTGCCACATTTGGCAACACTGCTTTATAGGTTTTCTTCTGAGTGTCCCGCCAGGTTTTAATCTGGGAGACGATGTCCGCAACATCTCCTTGTTGAATCCCTGGAACGGCTAGGTAATTCCACCGTTTGCTCCCCAATCGGGCAAGCGCATCGTTGTAATTTGCGGCGGTTGTGTCGATTCTCTCCACAATCACCTTCGATGGCGTACCAAGAAAAGCATCCTTGATATACTGCAGGTTTGGCGAGGACCAATCGCTTGATTGGACTTCAGACACAGCTTTGTACTCTTTTGTATCAAAGCTCCCCGTATCGTCCTTGAGGATTAGCGCCACAATGCCGCGCTGGCTTCTCTGAATTGCCGACACGGCCAACGATGAAAAAATAATCGAAATCTCAGGCAGACCCATGCCGCCACCTCCCAAAACTTATCCATGATTTTGTCGAACACTTTCACCGGATTGGCACATCCCAATCTCGTGATTTCACTTCAAAGTCAGCGATCAAAACAACAATTCCCGCATCTTTTCCGTATTCACACCGGCGTCAGGATCAACCGCGGCGTCGTCGTAATACGAAAAGTCGAAGTCGTAGTGCAGTACCTTGTCGATCACTTCGGCTGTAACACCGGAGATCGTGATCGTTCGATCGCCGACCGTAAAGGACAACGCGAACAATTTGTCGAGCCGATCCATGACATCGTAGACTTCTTCCCTGTAATTGGACAGATTGGCAGGAAAGAATCGGATACGGCAGGTCATATCCCGAAGAATGCTGTACGGGAACGCTTCCACCCGGTTCGTTTCCAGAGACACGAAAAAAGAAGGGCGGTTAATCCCTTCTTCTGCGTCGCTGCTTAGGATCGGTATGTTCGAAAACTCTGCCTTGATCTTGTCATTGATCGCATTCATGATCTGCATGCGCGTCAGCATATCACTGTCTCTCCCTACCCATCATCTGCAACGTCAGCTTTTCATCACCTCCCCTGGAAAGCTTTACATTGACTTCCGATGTCGATGTCCGGAACTCCAAGCAAGCGACGGCCATCGACGTTCAGCTCCAGCGTGTCGCTCCTTTCTTTGACGCCGAACATGTACGGAGCAAACTTCATAAGTATCACATCCTCACCTCCTTTCAAAGCCCCATGCGCTTACTGGCATTCGTATCATCCTGGCAGGAAAACAAAAAACCACCCGAGAAATCGAGTGGTTTTCTTATTATCCGATGATATTATTTTATCACCTGACAGGAACAATCGTTCCTCATTATTCGCTCAATTTCCTCTCAAATCTGTGTCACATTCATAGACCTCTAACTTCAATGCAAACGCCAGCTTGAAAAATGCTCTGCCTCTGATCCTATAGTAAGTGGACTGCGACATACCAAGTTCCATGTATACCTCTATGTCAGTCATATCCTCGTCCCCGAACCACCTCTTCAAAATCAGTTCACGTTCTCTCTTTCCCAACCTCGTCACAGCAGTAATCACACGCTGCACATACTCTTTGCGCTTTAACTCTATGTCAACATTTTTGATCGCCACGTTTTCCGTGCTGCTGTGGAACTGGTTTGTCTGAGTTGGGGGAACCAAGGAGTAACCAGTCGTTGTACCTACCTCTACACCAGGATGAAATCCCATCCTGATGAAGTCGCGTGCTAAATCCAATGCCTCTTTTACTCTTCTCTCTGTGGCTGGACGATCAATCTTCGGCAGTAATTGCTGCGCGCTCATCTTTCATTCCCCCTCGCTGATTTTTCTGTCCGGTCAATTCAGCCCGGACAGCAGTGACCTCGACGTCTTCGCAGATCTCTACCATGTTCTACGCTCCTTTTCGAAACACGCCAAACGAACCTGTCTGCCGATAAACGGTGACCATTTCAGCAGGAGTGTCCCTTCGACAAATCAGTTGGCTTGGACTAAGCTTGTGCTGCTCGATTACTTATTCCGGGCTTGTGTTAGGCGTCCTGCGCTTTCCAGCCTGGCATCCAGGCTTCCACGCAGCGGAGTACCTGCTGCAGTTCGGACCGGCGTACATCCCGATAGCTGGGAACTCCGAAACGATCTTTAATCTCCCGATACAGCTGGCGGAACAATGCACGGCGCCGCTGTGGATCGCTCTCCACCTCGTAGACCCTGCGAGCAACCGCCTGCTGCAACATGCGCTGCTCTCCGTAGTCGATGGTGATTTGTTCGTCGACCTTCTGTTCCAGCTCCAGCAGCTTTTGGCTGTGGGTTTGGGTGACGGATTTCACCTCCTCCATCTCCTCCGCCAATTCTGCCGTCAGCTTGAGGGATTGAATCAGCGCCTGGCGTTCGCTGAGGGGGACGGCTTTACTTTGATCGACAGCGTATTCGCCAGTCTTCCTGATCGCCGGTATTACCTCGTGAGTAATCCAGCGCTTGAAGGATTTTGCCTCTTGCTTGCTGCTGGACAAGATGAGTGAGTACAGGCCCGGCTCGTTCACCAGCCATACCTCCCTGTTTTGACCTGATTCAATCATCGT